ACCCAACTGGGAGCAGCGTCGGTATGAGGTGGCGAAAGATATTCTGTGTGCAATACTTGGGAATCCTAACTTGATAAATGGCATAAGTGAAGGAGAATCTGATAATGGCAAAGACAAGGCATACGCAAGAATGGCAGTGGATTTGGCGGACACCTTGATTGCCGAATTGAAAACGGAGAAGTGATATGGCAAAGCGAGCATACAGCCCGAAGGACGTGGCGAACATCAAGTGCAAGGCACTCCCATTTGAAGGACAATGGAAAGACGTGTTCGGCCAGCCGGAAGAGGGCGACACATGGTTTATCAGCGGACCCAGTGCCAGCGGCAAGAGTTCCTTTGTGATGCAGTTTGCCAAGATGCTCTGCGGGATAGGTAGCGTGTTGTATGTGTCCTTGGAGGAAGGCGTGGGGCTGTCGATGCAACGACGGCTCGCCCAGTTCAAGATGACCGAGGTGCAAGGCTCGTTCCGAATCATCACCGACGGTGACATCAAGGCACTGGAGGAACGGCTGGCAAAGCCCAAGAGCGCCAAGTTTGTCATCGTGGACAGTTACCAGTACGCATACGAGGCAGGGTGGGAGTATTCACTGACCAGGGCACTGATAGACCGCTTCAAGCGCAAGACCTTTATCTTCGTCAGTCAGGAGGACAAAGGAAAGCCCATGGGAAAACCGGCCATCAGACTGAAATACGCCGCCGGGGTGAAGGTGAGGACACAAGGCTTCAGAGCCTACTGCCAGGGACGCTATTCCGGCAATGTGAGCGAATACTACACCATCTGGGAGGAGAAAGCGGTAGAGGTTTACAACGACAAGTCTAACAACTAAAACATAACAGAGATGAAGAAGAAAGTTTATATCAGCGGAGCGATAGCCAACTACGACCTTGAGGAGCGTATGGCAGCCTTTAGCCATGCTGCACGCTATCTCTCCATAAAAGGCTACGAGCCGGTGAACCCATTCGAGAACGGCATATCGCAGGACGCACACTGGAGGGAACACATGAGAAGGGACATCGCCCTGCTATTGGAATGCGACTGCATCTACATGCTGCAGGGCTGGGAATTGAGCAAGGGTGCAAAACTGGAACTTGATGTTGCCAGTTCGTGCGGCATAAAAGTATTGTTCGAATAACATTAAAACGTAGAAATCATGGAAGAAAAGAAAGTACAACTGGTGTTTGAGTTTGACCGCTCCGAATATGATGCGTTTCTCTTTCTGATGGACCAGAAGAAGGACGAGGAGGCGGAACAGATTTGGCAGGCGATGAGCAAAGCCCCTATCAAATGCGACTATAACGCATTTGAGGGAGAAGCCAAGACAGTAAAACTGATGATGATGTGCGCTGCCATAGCGTCAGTCAAGGAACTTGTAAAAGGAAAATGACATGGCACAGGAAGTAACCAATTTCGCGCGGTTCTTTGCGGCTTTCAACAAGTTGCCGTATAACGGCAGCCGTGACGAGTTCAAAAGGCAGATAGTACTGCAGTACACTTGGAACCGCACCGACAGCCTCCGTGAGATGACACGGAGAGAGTACAATGACTGCTGTGACGCGCTGGAGAAACTGAACGGGCAGAAGGACGAGCAGAAGAAGCGCAGGAGCGAGTGCCTGAAACTCATGCAGAAACTCGGCATCGACACCACGGACTGGACACGCATCAACGCCTTCTGTCAGGACCCACGTATCGCGGGTAAGGTGTTCGCCAGGCTGAGCAACGAGGAATTGGAACAGCTTTCTGTAAAGCTCCGCTCTATCCGGCGCAAGGGCGGACTGAAACCAAAGAAGACAGAAGTCAAACCACAGGTGGATGTGGCCTATGTTATCCGCATGGACGCAAACACCCCAACATGCTGACAGATATGGAAAGGAAACAGGAACAGGCACTGAAGGTGCTGAGACAGCAAGTCCTCGAAACCTCCCTTGACATGGAGCGCGAAGAGACCGCCGAGTTCTTCGGCGAATTGGCAGACTGGGCATACGCACAACAGGAGGCGATGCTAATAGACGAGCCAGAGATGCAGAACTATGATGAGGACTAACCCCATAAAATGACAAAGACATGGAAGAAAACAACAAGCAGACCGTTGAAATGACGGCAGAGGAGATGGCCGAGTACCGGGCATTCCAGAAAGCGAAAGCCAAGAAAGAGGCGGAGGCTAAAGCCAAGGCCGAGCGTGAAGAGTACAAACAGCTCGTGGACGAGGAGATAGAGCACTCCATACCCGTGCTCCTCAGCATCAGCGAGCAAATCAAGGACAGCAAGCAAAAGGTGATGGACAACTTCAAGACCATACTGGAGATGAAGTCCGACCTGTTCAAGACCAAGGTCAAGGACGACCAGCGCAGCCACACGTTCACCAACTCCGAGGGCAACAAGCGCATCACGCTCGGCGTGTATGTGACCGACGGCTACCGTGACACGGTGGAGGACGGCATCGCCATCGTGAAGGAGTACATCGCCAGCCTTGCCAACGACGACAAGACACAGGCGCTGGTGAACATGGTGTTCCGTCTGCTGGCACGTGATGCCAAGGGAACGCTGAAGGCAAGCCGTATCGTGCAGCTCCGCAAGGTGGCGCAGGACACCGGTGACGAGCGTTTCCTTGAAGGTGTGCGCATCATTGAGGAAAGCTACCAGCCGGAGGTAAGCAAGCAGTTCATCAGGGCAGAGATAAAGAACGAGAACGGAATGTGGAAACCCATACCGCTCGGAATGACAGAATCCTAAAAACGAAGAGACATGATACAGGAAGTAGAGAAGAAACCTAAAGTTGCCCTGTGCCGGAAGTGTTACGGCACGGGACGGCTCCACGACCACGAGACTAACGAGGAGCGCACATGTGAACAGTGTGAGGGAACGGGCAGAGTGACCGTCAGCGCGAAGATGACATACGACATCCGTCCCTACAAACCGAGAGAAAGACAGTAAAAACAGTTTATGGCAAAGAGGCGAGGAGCAAGTTACCAGAAACGTGTCACCGACATAAATAGGATATACGACCAGCATGCCAAGAGCGGAATCAGCAACCGCGAGATATGGCGCAGGTTCGTGTATCCTGTTTATGCTATATCCGAGCGGACCTTCTACAACCTCCTCAATGCCTCCTGCGACCCGAAGAACGAAGTGCCACAGGAGGCACAGACATTTCTTCAGTTTGACTTTGACGATGAATCAGGACGTACAGAAAAT